ACTATCCTCAGTATCAGAGATACACAGGCACATCATATGATACACCTTATATAGATGCTGAAGAAATAGAAGAAGCTAAGAAGACACTACCTAAGAATGTGTTTGATCAAGAGTACTTAGCCAAGTTTATAGATAGTGGTGGTGAAGTATTCGCAAACTTAGATAACTGCACAGTAGACCAGTGGCCTCGACCCGCCGGGAAGATCTATTGTGGGATTGACCTTGCTAAACAAGAGGATTATACTGTGGCTACCTTTATGGACGCAGATGGCAAAGTGGTAGAGATCTATAGAGCAAATGCACAAGAGTGGACTTCGATGGTTAGAGACATCTTACAATTAATCAGAAAACATCAAGCTACTGTAACTATAGAGGTAAACTCCATCGGTGATGTAATCTATGAGATGATAGCCAAAGAGTGGCAAGACACACATCCTTTTACAACTACTAGTAAATCAAAGAATGAGATTATAGAAGGTCTGATACTCGATGTTAATGAGGCTAACATTCAGATACCTACTAGAACACTGTGGCCTTATCTCTATGATGAGTTATCAGTATTTACATATGAATATAATCCTAAAACAAGAAGTATCAGGTATGGTCACCCAAATGGTTTACATGATGATACAGTTATTTCATTAGCATTAGCCAATTACTCTAGAAAACAGATGAAGTCTTATGGCTCTTATGCTGTAATGGGTAAAAGGTAATTCAAAACCAATCCATTTTATATTTCTTACTATATGAGCATTAAGATTAATATTAACAAAAAACAATACGAGATACCTGAACGGTTAACGGTGGCGCAATACTCAAAGGCCATACAGTTTGATTGGACAGATCCTAAATACTACCCAATGGTAGTGGCACAATTAACTGGCGCTCCTATATCACAACTAAGTAGAGCTAATGAAGAGGCTATGACACTTGCAATTGCATTTATAGTTAAAGCTATGAATGATAGACAAGAGTTAAAGATGATGGATTTAGACTCTATGACATTTGGTCAATTCGTTGACTTAGACACTTATATAGTAGGTGGTTTAGAAAAACACTTTACTGCTATTATAGACATCATAGCACCTAATGCTAAACACGCAGACGAAGCTATGTGGGCTGTCGATCAATATGCTGCCTTTAGAACATACACATACAGACAGTACTCTAGTTTATTTGGATTAGATGAACCTAAATATGAAGATGATGATACACCTAAAGATCGTATGGCAACAGCTAGAGCTTGGTATAAAATCATAGTTGGTTTAGCCAATGGCGATGTACTTAAAATGGATGAAGTAACAGGACAACCTCTAAAGAAGATACTTAACTTTATGGCTCTACAAAAAGAGCAACAGTTAGAAGAGAACCAACGCAAACTAAAAGAAAGAAGACAATATGACTTACAAAGAAATCGTAGATGAGTTTTATGACATATGTAGAAGGCATGAAATAATCAGAGACTTTGGTTATGGTGCTATCTCAGATATGAAGACTATGAATACTGAAACTGTACAAGCTTACAATGCACCAGATTCTCCATATAGAGAGTCTTTAACTAACTATCCTTATGTGTACTTAGTACCATCACAATCTACTAGAACATCACAGGCGATCTCTTACAGATTTCAAATGATTGTTATGGACACTGTTTTAGACAATGGCTTAGAGATTTTAAGATCAGATGATTTTGACCAAAAAGATCCTCCTTACGACCAAGTCTTACAAGTACAATCAGATTGTCAACAGTATATAGATGACATTATAGCAGATCTTAGATTTCAGACTCAAAATAATAAACTAAAATATCCTTTGATGGATGCACAGTTGTCAGTTAACCTAACACCATTTAAAGAGAGGTTTGCAGATACAGTCGCAGGTATGACAGCTACTATAGAGATTCAGATAGCACAGCCAATTAACTTGTGTATAGCACCAATAGAAGATGATAACCCTAAGTTACTAGATACACTCTATGTTAATGTACGTAACGATGTGCCATATAATTATGGTAACCTATTAGCAGATACATGGCCAATACCTAAAGCTAGAAATAGGTATAGAATGGATTGGAGTTTTGATATTAGTCAGAATGAAGCCATTAGTTTAGATAACGCACCAAACAACTCACCTGTTTTTGTAATCGAAGGAGAAGCAGAAAGCCCAACAGATCCTGTATTCTATATTACACAACAGAGGTGGACATCTCAAGTTGGAGAGACAATTAAAATTGAAGGCTCAGCTGAATTTGAATCTATAGATCCAGATCCAGATGATAGAGTTGTACGATTTGGTTTTGGTTACGCTGGTCAATATCCTAACGGTGATCCAACAACTGAACAACCAACTGCAATAAATGTACTTAGTGGATTCATTAAAATATATGAATTAGGTTTATGACAACAGAACAATTTGAATCAGCATTAGAAGGTTTCGGAGAAACTCTTGGTAATCTATCACCTATCTTATTTGACTTAGGTGGTCAGATAGTCGATGAGATGAAACGTAACGTGCCACAAGATACTGGTAACTTAAAGTCCAGTATTAAGGCAGTTATAGATGAAGACTCACTCGCGTTTCAGATGTTAGCGTATGGTTTATTCCAAAACTTTGGTGTTAAACCAGATTACAATACAACTAGTCAACACAAACCATTTAACTCTAGATTCGGAGGTATTCAGAATCCAACAGAGGTACCATTTGGCGTAGATCCACAACCGCTCTCAGGTAATTTTTATACATATAAGACCAGGAAGTTTGGTCTACCTCAACGTAAGTTCTTCGATGTAGATGATATAGCAACTATAATCGCAGACGGTGTGGCACAACAACTAACAACAGATTTTTAATTATGGCAATTAACGTAATACAAACACCAAATGCAATTTCAGCAGCAGGTAGCTTCGAACCATTCGACATGGCTTATGGAGCTAATCCAGTTACTCTAGATAACTTATCAGCGAATGCTGACAAATATGCACTTAGAATCTTAGCACTTGGTAATCCAACACCTCTTGCAGATATTAGACAAACACCTAACAGACAAGGTCGTGCTATCTTCGATATCCAAAATGTTTTACAAGCTTATGTAGGTCCACAAGTAAATACCATTGATAGTCTACACTACTCAGGCACTGGGTTTGTTGCACAGAACACACGTCTCGCACTCGCTGGTCAAACCTTATTAGAATATCAGTTACAGTATGCCGAAGAGTCTGGTGGTGTTGTAGGTGCTTTTACAACTATGCCTACTATCTTTACAGTTATCGCAGGTTCTAAACAATACTACGAAGTACCATTTAACACAGATCCTTATAGACCTGAAATAGAAGGTGGTGATGAAGCTAATCCATGTAGTATTATAGAGAGAGCAGCGAGACCACTTTCAGATAACAACTGGACTATAGCAGACACAGAAACTGGAGATAATCTACTAACTAAAAATGGAGGTTATCCTTCTCCCGGCGGGATTGATATGCATAATGTGTATATGGATGATCAGTGTACTAAAACATTCTATCAAGAAGTTGAATTAGGTTCACCAAATCCAATGCCACAAGTAAATGGTATTGAAGCATTCTATGTATTACAATGTAGTTATACAGGTAATATTGGTACCACATCAATTATACCAAATGTACAAGGTAACGGTGGAGGACCTAACCTAGCAATAGGACAAGGTACAGCCATTAGTGGACCATTCCAAACTATTACAGTTGCAACAGGACCTGCAAATTTACTGGTTAACAATCTCTTGCCTACTACTACACACTACTATATAGTGCCAGTAGTTTATAGCCCAGTAGCATGTTCACCAGATGGTCAATCACAAACACCGATAATGAATGCAGCTGCATGGAGAATACAGAGATATAACATTGCACATAATAAGATCTATAGTGGTAATGGTTCTCTTATAGGTATCGAACAATTAGATGCTAAGTGTAATGACTACTCACATATACAATTTGCATGGCAAAACTCATTAGGTTATAGAGATCAGTTTACATTTACTAAGAAAGTAAATCATAACACTCAAACTAAAAACAATAA